AGAATGTATAACAATTAATTAGAGATTAAAAAAATGAGAAAAAAAGAAAACCTTTCGTTGCCAACTGTAACCTCAACTTATGCTGGAGAAGCAAGTTCTGATTACATAGCAGCAGCCTTGTTAAGTGCAAAGACACTTGACCAAGGAAACGTAGAGATTCACCCTAATGTAAAATACAAAGAGGTGATTCAAAAACTTGATGTAGCTGGTATCGTACAAGATGCATCATGTGATTTCGCAACATCAGGATCAGTTGCGATTACAGAAACTATACTTGAGCCAAAAGAGCTACAAGTTAACCTGGAATTGTGTAAGCAAAATTTCCTTGATTCATGGGAAGCGGTATCTATGGGATACTCTGCATTCGATGAAATCCCAAGAAACTTTACTGATTACCTAATTTCTTACGTTGGTGGTAAAGTAGCAGAAGCTACTGAACAATCAATTTGGGATGGTGCAATCGGAAACGGTTCATTCTTAGGATTTGAAGAAAGAATTACTGCATCAACTGGCGCAGCTGCATTTAAACCTGCACAATCAGGTTCAGTTGATAGACCAAACGGAACAGTAGATAAAGATAACGTAGTACAAATCCTTACTGAAGTAGTAGATGCAATTCCATCAGCTGTATATGGTAAAGAAGATACTGTAATCTATGTAGGTACTAAAGTACTTAAAGCATGGCAATCATCTCAATCAGGTCAAGTTAACATTGGTTCATTTAATTCACAACTTAACGTTGGTGAAAAACCATTAAACTTCCAAGGTATTGAGATTATTCACGCACCAGGTATGAGTGATAACACAATTATCGCTGGTCAAAAATCTAACTTCCACTTCGGTACTGGTCTGATGTCAGACTACAATGAAGTGCGTGTTTTAGACATGGCTGATATCGATGGTTCGCAGAACTTTAGAGTTATCATGAGATATACTGCAGGTACTGCAATTGGATTTACAAATGAAGTAGCAGGATTTAACCTACTATAAGAAATAAGTTTAACATTTAAAAACAGGAGATACTATGAGTTGTTTAATAACAAACGGAAGAGAAGAAGTATGTAAAGAATCGATAGGTGGCTTACAAGCTGTTTATTTTATGAATTACACTTCTGCATCTTTCGATAAGAACACAGATGGTGAAGTTGATGACTTGACTGGCTATACTGTGTACAAATATGAACTTAAAGGTACTTCTGCATATACTGAGACTGTAAACTCTTCAAGAGAGAATGGTACAACATTCTTTTCACAAGAGTTAACTCTTAACTTGAAAAAGTTAACTAATGAGATGACAACTCAGTTAAAATTGTTAGCTTATGGTAGACCACAAATCATCGTTCATACTAAGAACGGAGAAGCACTATTAGTTGGTGAAGTAGAAGGAGCAGATTTAACTGCAGGTACAATTCAGACTGGAGCAGCACTTGGAGACCTTTATGGTTATTCAATGACGTTCACAGGAACTGAAAAACTACCAGCAGCATTTTTACAATCTGCAACTGCATCTGACCCATTTGTTGGATTAGATGGAGCACCTACAATAGTAGCATCGTAAGTTAACGGTATATCAGAAGATACACTTTTAAATAATTAAACCCTTCTCTTCGTGAGAGGGGTTTTTTGTTTTTACTATAACCTAATCTTAGATTGTTATAAGTTAAAACGAGATAAGAACGATATAATGCTTAGTTATTACATATCCAACACAAACGAGTTCGTAGTAAGAACACAAACAACAGGTAGTGGTTCCACATTATCCTTAGATTTATACGATATGCTTACGCTCACTACATCTTCTTATGATTTAAGTGGCAAACATACATTTAATGCATATGAGAACATTCTAACCTTCTCACAATCGATTGCCGATACAAGAGTAGGACAAGAGTTTTTAGTAGATATAAATGATTCAGTAAGCGGTTCTATATGGAGAGGCTCATTACAAGTATATGCATCTCAATCTATTGATAAAACAGAATATACTACTCAGAATGATGGGTATGTATCTTACGAAACTGATAACGAATATATAGTACTATGAAAAAAGAACAAAACTTTTCTGTGGTAAACTTTACAAGGGAGGAAGTACCAATTGTAACAGAAGATATCAAAACAAGATATCAATGGGTACCTGTTGGTGTACAACATCAAGATGATTTCTTTGAATTGTTAACAGAAGGATATAATACATCCACTACTACTGCAGCTTGTGTAGATGGTGTAGCAGATTTAATCTATGGTAAAGGTTTAGTAACAGATAACGAAGAGTTTAAAGATACACTTGCAAAGTTAATACCAGCAGAAGATTTAAAGAAAGTATCATTTGATTTAAAGTTGTATGGTAATGCTGCATTCCAAGTAATGTGGAATAAAGACCATACTAAAGTAATCAAGTTGTTTCATGTACCAGTACAAACTCTAAGAGCAGAGAAGATACACATGGGTATGAAGTGTGAAGCATTCTACTATTGTACAGATTGGAGTGATACAAGAAAACAAAAAACTAAGATTCGTATTCCTGTCTTTGGTACATCAACAGAAGAAAGAGAAATTCTTTATATAAAAGATTACGAACCTAATAGATACTATTACTCATTACCTGATTGGATTAGTTCATTACAATATTCTTTTACAGAAGCAGAACTAAGTAACTTACACCTTAATAATATTGAGAATGGTTTCTTACCAGTAGCTATGGTTAACTTCAATAATGGAGTACCTGCACCTGAAGAAAGACAAACAATAGAATCATTACTTGAAAACAAGTTTAGTGGTACAAGAAACGCTGGTAGATTTATGGTATCGTTTAATGATGATGCTATTAACAAACCTACAATAGATACTATTCCTATTGAGAACCTTCACGAGAAGTACACATACGTTGCTGAATACGCTCAGGATCGTATTTTGGTAGCGCATAGAATCGTTTCTCCTTTACTGTTTGGTATTCGTACTGCATCTAATGGATTCTCATCACAATCGGAAGAAATGAAAACAGCATATTCAATCTTCCAAACAATGACAATACAACCATTCCAACAATTAATACTAAATGTAATAGATAAAGCATTGGTAGAAGGTGGATGGGGTAAACAAGATTTATACTTTGACCAATTAACACCTTTGGTTATTCTCTCAGATACAGCAGATGATACTGATGAATCAATAGAAGATGCACAAGAAGATGTAAATGATTCTATGAGAAACGAAGAAACAACAGAAGAAAACTTAGAACAAGAGAAAACACATCCAAGACCTTCTGACTTTGGATTTACTAGAGAATACGAGGATTTTTAAAAAATAAAGAACTATGGCTTTTGGATTATTCATAACACGAAACGATATCATTAAAAACACCCCATTAGGTGGAGCAGTAGATGCTGATGCCTTACTTCCTTTTGTTAGAACTGCACAAGAGAAATATTTGTTAAATCTTTTAGGCACAGTTCTTTACAATAAGATACAAGATGATATAGAAGCAGGGGATTCATTCACAGGTATATACCAAACATTGGTATCTGATTATATTAAACCAACTATAATTTGGTACGCTTGTGTTGAGTATATTCCATTTAGTGCAATATCATTTAAATCACAAGGTGCAGTTAAACACATTAGTGAAACATCTGTATCACCAGGTAAAAATGAAGTAGATTACTTATTGAGTAAAGCTTTAGATAACGCAGGTTATTACTCAACAAGATTACAAGATTACCTATTAGCAAATTCATCAAACATACCTGAGTATTTAGAATCAGTTGGGGATAGTACACAAATCTATCCTGACCAATCTAATCAATACTTTGGAGGAATAGAATTATAAGATATGAGTACACCATCACAAACACCAGCGCAAGCACAGATAGTAGATAAGAGTAATACTAACTTTACGTTGTATTACAACACTTTAAACTATTTTAAAACTATTATGAAGAATCATCCTTCTATTGCTCATGTAACGCAAGGAGATGTATTCTCAATAGATGATATGACGTTTCCAGAATATCCTGTTGGTAATGTGATGATACAAGATGCAACCTTTGGTACAAGTACAACAGATTATAGAATACAACTAATCGTTGCAGATAAACATAAAGTATTAGAAAACGAAAGTAATGGAAGAACAAATGAACAAACTGTTCCTTTTTACGGTACTGATGATGTGGTTGATATTCATGCTAACACATTAGCAGTATTAAATGATTTAACATCATACACACAAAATAAGGTAGAGGGGTTTGAGATATTTGGAGATATCAGTTGTGAACCATTTGTTGATAGGTTTGATAATGGACTGGCCGGTTGGTCAGCAACATTCAACCTAACCTGTCACAACGATAAAAATCGTTGCCTTTTTTTTTTGATAGCCCCTGAGGGGCAGTATTTTAAAATACAAGATTGTGAAACAGATGATATTTACAACGCTGTATTAAACACAACGGGTTCGATAGGACAGGTATTCAGTACCAAATATACACCGAACGCGAGAGTAGATTTAACATCTTATGATTATCTAAGATGTTTTGAAATATTAGAAGAGATAGATGGTAGAGATGATTGGGATTTTTACAATCTTCCTATCTTAGCTCTTCCTTACGAGGATTATGAAACTTGTGAGAATTGTGAACTTTGGATATCTCCCAAAGTATGGAGTACAACTCCAGAACGATGGGATGGTGGACATATAGATGAAGCATTAAGAAAGTGGCAGTACACTTAAAAAAGAAATAAAGATATGAGTGATTTAAGTAATTTATATATATCACAATCCTATAAAGGATTGATTAACCTTGCTGATTCAACTGAAGGAATTACTTCTCAAAGTAATTACGAACTTCAAGATGGATTGGGTGTAGGTATTGGTGTTTCTATTACAGGTAGTTCTTTACTTGTAGAGAATGATATCAGTTCATCAACACTTAATGGAATGGGTAATGTTGAAATCTTTTCTGCTTCTGTTGATTTAAGATTAGATGATTTAGAAGCAACCGCATCAGACCATGATGGTAGAGTAGAACAGTTAGAAATATATACAGCCTCTCTAAGAGAAGCTGTGAGTGTGACTGGTAGTAACGCTAACTTTAGTGGAGATGTAACCATTAGCGGTTCTTTAAGAGCGTATGAGATACATACAATAACCGAATCTGCATCTGTAATATTCTCAAGTGGTTCGAATATCTTAGGTGATGAACCATCAGATACACAAACTCTTAGTGGTTCAGTATATGTACCTAACTTACATTACTTAGCATTTAATGCTTTAGATACAAACTTAAGAATCAATCAAAAATTAGATACAGGTTCTTTCTTGATATTCTCAGCATCAGTAGAGAATCAGTTAGAACAAATAGTACAAGATGCATTACCAAGTTCTTGGACAGGTTCTGTATTTATTCCATTTAGTGGTTCTGTACATCAACAAATACTTGCGTTAGAAGAATTCTCTCAATCATTAGTATTAGATACTGCATCTTTCTCACAATGGACAGCATCAGTATTTAATCCTTATACGGAATCAGTAGAGAATCGATTAGATTCACAATCAATACTGATAGATACAAAATTAGATTCAGCTTCGTTTAACGATTGGACATCTTCTGTATTTGAACCATTTAGTTCTTCAGTAGATTCTAAAGTACAAAGTTTAATAGATAAGACTGGTTCTTATGCAACTACTGGTTCTAATACCTTTATAGGTAATCAGATAATTAGTGGTTCAGTATTTACTAGAGATGTATCACCAGCCCCTTCTACTACATTTAAAATAGATACAGGAAATGCAT